ATGCTGTACTTACACGAAAGATCCCATCACCGGAGGACACAGGAATCAATGGTGAATTTCTTGGAATCTAATGGACTAATAGAATATGAAGAAGAAGAATAATCCTAACTCTCTGGATAATACTAAAGGTAAAGGTAATATCCAGAGAAACTTAGTGAAGAAACACATGGATATACTACATAAACCTAGGACTTTCCTAGATAAAACTAAGGTAATACCTAGGAAATCTAAGTATTACTCTAGTGAATTCACTAGTGAAGTAGTAAGGAAAGTAGTATCAGGTGATGAATCTTAATTTCCCTTGGCATACCAAGGATTATACTTAGGGATAACTAGGGGTGTCAAGTACCCCAAGAGGGATATAGATTGCTGTAGTGGTGGTCATTACAGTAGTACAAATGCCCGAGTACTCGGGAACTTAAATGGTGCGGCAACACCACAAACCAAGGCACAGAGTAGTGCACTAACGGAGAAATGTAATGTCAAATCTAGTAGTTGAAATCAAGAATCGTTTCCAGTATTTAGATGGTAAGCTGATTCACAAGAATCCTCACTTCAAAAACATGGAAGGCATGGAAGCCGGTGGTACCTATGTATGTACTCGTTCCCCATTCAATACCTTTCGTAGGGTTCGAGTGAATAATTCACGGATTCCTACTCATCATGCAGTATGGATGATGTTCAATGGGCACCTACCCAAGAACACTAGGGTGTTGCACATCAATGGCAATACACTGGATAACCGTATTGAAAACCTAACACTAGTATGATACCTACATATCAAGAACAGGAATACTTCGAGTGGCTCCGAGAAGAGGCACTTGATTGGCAGAGTTTGCAGGAGAGTAATCGGGATATTCTCCAGCAGATACCTGAGGCAGAGGGCCTCAAAGATTTTCACTCCCGAGATTGTAATAAGGAAACTAACTATGTCTGATCATCTGACTGTTGAAGGTAATGTTGCATTTGCTTATCTGGTAGAACCGGATACTTACATGGGCAATGACAAGTACAGTGTAACCCTAACTCTCAATCCTGAATCACAGGATGTTCTGAAGAAGATGGGTGTCAAGTTGAAGGAATACACTGACAAGAATGGTGTTACCTACATCCAGCGTGAATTTAAACGACAGGCCAAGTGGGATGCACCACTGGTGTTTGATGCGGAGGGTAACCGCATTGGTAATGATGCCATTGGTTGGGGTGACACTGTCCGATTGGCTGTATCAGTGGGTGAAGGTAATGCACTGGGCCGTGGCACCTACCTCAACAAGGTGAAGCTACTCAAGAAGGCTGAGAAGCTAGAGGGTGACACTGCTGATACCAGCGGTGGTGATTTCTAAAACTCCTTAGCTGTAGCCTGAGCATTTGCTACAAAACTGCTCACTCCTTCCACGAGTATAATGGGGATGACTGGCAGGAAAGACTGCCCTTCTTTGTAATTCTTTGTAGACCTCCTAAGAGATTATCATGAGTGATACAGATCCATTTGTAAGACACGAGCCGTGTCCAGCGTGCGGGTCTAAGGATAACCTTGCCCGCTATCAATCAGGTTCAGCAAGTTGTTTCACCACAGGCTGCACCTATTATGAATTACCCAATGGTGAATCCCAATTTACAGGGAGTAAGATGGAGATCAATCGTATCCCGGGTGAATCCAAGATGGATGCCACCCGCAAGACCACACTGGAAACTAACAGTAAGTACCGAGTTACTAGTTACTTCCACAACAATGTTGAATACAAGGTATATCCTTACTTTGATAAGGACTCTACCCTAGTAGCACTCAAGTACCGTGGAGTGAAGGACAAGACATTTAGATTCGAGGGCAGCAGTAGTCAGTCCGGACTATTCGGTGAGCATCTATTCAGTATTGCCAATGGCAAGATGATCACGATTACTGAGGGTGAAGAGGATGCACTTGCTGTCTATCAAATGATGGGTAGTAGGTATCCAGTGGTATCAGTACGGACTGGTGCTAAGGGTGCAGTCAAGGATATTAAACAGTCCTTTGAATTCGTGGATCAATTTGAGAAGGTTGTCCTATGCTTTGATAATGATGAAGCAGGGAAACACGCAGCCAAGGAAGTGGCTCAACTGTTTTCTCCGGGCAAGGTACTCATTGTAGATCTTGAATTGAAAGATGCAGGTGAATATCTACAGGCTGGACGAGTAAAGGAATTCACGGAACGGTGGTGGAAACCTAAGGAGTGGACACCGGATGGAATTATTAATGCAAAGAACTTGCATGAAGCTATCTTCAATCCACCCAAGATTACTAGTGTGCCGTATCCTTGGTCCTGCCTCAATGATTTTACATATGGATTCCGTCAGAAAGAACTGGTGACAATCACTGCCGGCAGCGGCATGGGTAAGTCAAGTGTGCTTCGGGAACTCGAACACCACCTATTGAAACAAACGGAGGACAACATTGGAATCCTTGCACTGGAAGAATCAACTGACCGAACAGGCATTGGCATCATGTCAGTGGAAGCGAATCAACTCCTTCACCTGCCTGACACAGTTATATCAAATGAAGAAAAGCAACGAGCATTTGATAACACACTTGGCACGGGACGGGTATTTCTACACGATCATTTCGGATCAACAGATGAAGATAACCTGACCAGTAAGATTCGGTTCATGGCTAAGGCCTTTGATTGTAAGTGGATTATCCTTGACCATATCTCCATTGCAGTATCCGGAATGGAGGGGGATAACGAACGGCAATTAATTGATAGACTTATGACTAAGCTACGGACTCTAGTACAGGAGACCGGCATTGGATTGTTTGTAGTCAGTCACCTGCGTAGACCTACTGGAGACAAGGGACATGAGCGTGGTGCTGAGGTTACATTGAATCAACTGCGTGGTAGTCATGCCATTGCACAGCTAAGTGATATTGTGTTAGGTCTTGAGAGAGACCAGCAAGCAGAGAACGAGGACAGTAGAAACCTGACACTGGTTCGTGTAATTAAGAATCGGTTCACGGGTTACACTGGTCCAGCGTGTTGGCTCAAGTACAATAAATTCACAGGTAGATTAAGTGAGAGTGGAAAGCCCGATGAAGGATCTGATTTTTGATATAGAGACTGATGGACTAGATCCAACAGTCATTCATTGTGTAGTAGTAAAGGATTTAAATAGTGGTAACGTTACTCATTATACTAGTCTCGACGCTGATAAGTTTCGGGATTGTGTGGATGGACATAGACTCATAGGCCATAACATTATCGGCTTTGACTTGCCTGCATTGGAGAAGGTATGGGGATATACACACACAGGTTCGATGATAGATACTCTAGTTTTATCCCGGCTTGCAAATCCTGCATTGGAAGGGGGCCACAGTCTCAGGAACTGGGGTGCCATCTTAGGATTTCCAAAGGGGGAACATACCGACTGGAGCGTTTTCTCCGAGGAGATGTTGAAGTACTGTGCGTTGGATGTCGAGGTAACGGAACGAGTGTACCGTACCCTGATGAAGGAGAACTTGGACCCGAAGTCAGTAGCACTAGAGCACCGAGTGGCACATATCATTCGGCAACAGGAGATGAATGGCTGGATGTTCAACGAAAGACAAGCCGTTGAATTGTTGTCTGAATTGAAACACCGTATGGGTGAAATTGAAATGGAGATTACCAATGAATGGAAACCTATGGCAAAGTTGGTCAAAGAATTTAGACCAAAGTTTAATAAGAATGGATCTCTATCTCGGGTTGGTCTGGGTTTTGTTGACTCCCCTGATCATGTTTGGGTTGATAGATCCTTTGATGGCATGGACACTGGTTGGACTAGTGTTATTCGTTGGGTGGATTTTAATCTTGGCAGCCGCCAGCAAATTGCGGAGAGACTATCTTTAAGAGGTTGGACTCCGGATCGTTTCACTGATAAGGGTAGTCCGATTGTAGACGAATCTACCCTTGATGGTGTAGATATTCCAGAGGCAAAACTCATCAATGAATATCTATTGCTACAGAAACGAGTGGGCATGATGAATAATTGGCTTGACAATCTGAAGTCCGATGGTAGATTACATGGACGAGTCAATACCAATGGGGCAATCACGGGACGTATGACACACCGAGATCCTAATATGGCACAAGTACCTGCTTCCTACTCACCATATGGTAAGCAGATGCGTAGTCTATTTACTGTCCCCAAAGGTTACAAGTTAGTCGGTGCTGATGCTGCACAACTTGAACTGCGTATGCTTGCTCACTACATGAACGATGAGGACTACACAAATGAAATACTCAATGGGGACATTCATACTGCAAACCAAGTTGCTGCTGGTCTGCCTACACGAGATCAAGCAAAGACTTTCATTTATGCCTTCCTGTACGGAGCAGGTGACGCAAAAATCGGAAGCATTGTCGGAGGCAGTGCAAGGGATGGAGCAATCCTTAAGGACAAATTCCTTAGAAATACTCCAGCGTTGGCAGGACTTAGACAACGAGTTGATGATACAGTGCGGCAACGTGGATGGCTTAAAGGATTGGATGGACGGAGGCTTCACATACGATCTGCCCACGCAGCACTGAACACACTGTTGCAAAGTGCAGGTGCAGTGGTAATGAAGCAGGCATTGGTTCATCTCGTGGATAATTGTCAGCTACGATACAAGCTGGTTGGTAATATTCATGATGAGATTCAGGCTGAGGTTCATGAAGAAGATGCCCATGCCTTTGGACAACAGGTAGTACAGAGTATCCGTATGACTGAGCAATCCCTAGGGCTACGCTGCCCAATGGATGGGGATTACAAGGTCGGTAACAATTGGAGTGAGACACACTAATGGCAACAGAACTTTACATTCAAGTAGATGATGAAGAAGCAGATCGTATCTTTGTAGACTTACTACTGCGTAGTTATCAGGATTACACAGGTGAACTTGCCAAGTATGCAGATGATGCTGATGCACTGGCATTAGCCTGTAAGACTTTGCTCAAGGTCTACATGACACCGAGTGAATATGTGGAGACATTCTATGAATGAACATTACAAACAACACACCATTGAAGCTATTGATGTCATTCATGATTGGGATCTTGGCTTTGAACTTGGTAATGTTATCAAGTATATTGCTAGACATAAGCACAAGGGCACTGAACTGAGGGATCTTGAGAAGGCACAGTGGTACCTTCAGACTTATATCAAGAGACTGGCAGCGGACGCTTTAGCTACGCAGGAAGCAGCTACTTGGGACAACGCCTTCAAGAATAAGGCTGAACAAATGTATGAGAATACCATCACAGGTACTACACACTTAGGATAAATTATGTCAGATATTCATTACGCTATTCCAGATTTGTATCACAGTCTGAGAGAGAAGTACATTGCAGAGGGAGTGGACTTCAATGCAGTCATTGAACAATTCATGGAAGAGGTAGGGGCTGCACTCTATAATCACTACAAGGAAGAGAAGGACTCACGCAAGATCCGTATCTCCAGTATCGGTCAGTGTGAACGTAAGCAGTGGTACAATGCACATAACTATGAACAGGAGGAACAACCTGATAAACTGGCACTGACGTTCCTACAGGGACACCTCATGGAAGCACTGGTCAAGGCAGTACTTAAGATCAGTGGTCACAAGGTGAAGGACGAACAAGCTAAGTTGTCTGTTGCTGGAGTACAGGGTTCATGTGATGCCGTGGTGGACAATGAACTGGTGGACTTCAAGACTGCAAGCAATTGGTCCTTCGATAAGTTTAAGGACGATCACATTAAGGATGATTCCTTTGGATACCTTGAACAGATCTCCGCCTATGCCCACGCACTCGGTAAGAAACGAGCACACTTCATTGTCCTGAATAAGAACACAGGTGAACTTAAACTTACCACTGTCAACACATTGAAGAACATTGAAGATCATGTACTATATGTCAAGGATATTGTATCCGGAACTACTCCGCCTGATCACCCAGTCTGGGCCGTTAATGCAACTGGTGAACTGGATATGCGGTGTTCCTTTTGTGGGTTTAAACAGGAGTGTCACGGGCCACTACAGTCTAAGACGTTTGGTAAGATCACTAAGCATTTTGTGGTGGATGAAGATGCCGGCAACTTCTAAATCCGGCCGAGAGGCTACACACTGGCGGGGTAAGAAGCCAGACCCCGAGAATTACTTCGGCTTTGTCTATGAAATTACTAACAACCTGACAGGTAGAAAGTACATTGGCCGTAAGGTATACTGGACTAAGAACACTGCCCGTAAGATTGTAGTCAAGGACATGGACAACAAGGGCTGGTGTTGGGATCACTGGAAACAATCAGACTGGAAACGGTATATCTCATCCAGTAAAGAACTCAAGGCTGACATCTATGAACACGGGATGGAGAACTTTACCTTCAAGATCCTGCATCAATGGAAGTCAAGCAGTGCCCTTCGGTATATGGAATGTAAGACACAGTGGCAACGGAAAGTCCTTGAGACCGATGACTACTACAACAATTGGATCGAAGAATACAAGGGGCCAGCCCCGGGAGAATGTACTAATGGACGAACTAACAGACTTGGAAGATACCATGAAGAGTGCGTATGAAGTGATGCAGATTGGTAATGAACACCTACTGATCCGTGAATCCTATGACGATCACCGTTGGTATTACCTAATGAATCTTGAATCAGGTAAACAAATCCTACTACCAAAGAACGTGCCTGATTTTTGTGCATCAGTACAATATGCTTGGGATGATTTCGAGGATCAATATGAAGAAGATGAAGCCGCTGAAGAATCTGATTCTTGAGCATGACATACAGGATGAGGAATTCTGGGATGAATTCTTAGATTCTCTGGAAGAATCTTTAGAAGAATATCCAGAGAATGTAGACAACTTAAGAGAAGAGGTATTAGAATATGAAAACGATGAAGGTAGTACAGACACCACGATTGGATCGGTTCGAGGAACTGGTGAACAAACTACTGAATGAAGGATGGGATCTACATGGATCTCCATTTGTTTCACAGACTGGAGCAGTCACTCAACTAATGATCAAGGAGGAGAACAGTGTCAAGGGATCAACTACTAAAAAGACTGGAGGAAGTGTGTGATGCAGACACCCTTGTTGACCTCCTTGAAATCTCAGTGGAAGATCTTCTTGAAAGATTTTCTGACCGGCTTGAAAACTATCG